TTTCAGTGTTATAAATAGGTTTGTAATGTTGTGTAGCAATTCCAATATAGGAGAAATATATGGAATTGAATAGTTTAGGCTATGCACTAAATACATTGTACTTCCTTGTCTCAGCAGTCTTAGTGATGTGGATGGCAGCAGGTTTTACAATGTTAGAAGCAGGATCGGTTCGTTCGAAGAACGTAACTGAGATCCTTATAAAAAACGTAGCACTTTATAGTGTTGCGTCATTAACCTTCTTGTTTGTGGGTTACGAATTAATGTACGGTGGATGGAATGCTCCAGAAGACCACGCATTGATGAGTGACTTTTTCTTTCAAGTAGTATTTGTAGCAACAGCAATGTCAGTGGTTTCTGGCGCTGTTGCTGAACGTAAGAAACTATGGTCATTCTTAGTTTTCGCAGCAATCTTTACTGCTGTGATTTACCCAATTCAAGGTTCTTGGAGTTGGGGTGGTGGCTGGTTGTCAGAAGTAGGATTCTTTGACTTTGCAGGTTCGGGAATTGTACACATGGCAGGTGCTGCAGCTGCATTAGCGGCAGTACTACTAATTGGTCCACGTAAGGGTAAGTATGATAAGAACGGAAATCCCGTTGCTATCCACGGTTCTAGTACAACGCAAGTTGCTCTAGGTACACTTATTCTTTGGATGGGCTGGTTTGGTTTTAATGGTGGTTCACAGTTAAGTATTTTAGGATTAGACAATGCTAACGCAGTTGCTCAAATCTTTGTTAATACTAATACTGCGGCTGCTGCAGGTTTACTGAGTGCAATGGTGCTCTCAAAACTTTGGTTAAAGAAGACCGTTTTGAATGTGACTCTGAATGGTGCATTAGCAGGACTGGTAGTTATTACAGCAGATCCTCTAACACCTTCACCTGAAATCGCTGCATTATATGGTGCGATTGGTGGTTTGATTGTTCCTATTTCTATGGCATTGCTAGAGAAGTGGGGTATTGATGACCCAGTGGGTGCAATCAGTGTTCACGGAGTAGCAGGTATTGTGGGACTAATGTTGGTTCCAATTTTAAATACTGATGCTACATTATATGGACAAGCAGTTGGTACTGGTGCAATCTTCGGATTTGTATTTGGTACTTCACTAATTGTCTGGTACTTACTCAAAAAGACTATTGGTCTGAGAGTAGGTGAAGATGAAGAACTTGCTGGTTCTGATATGTGGGAGACTGGTTCTTCTGCTTATCCAGAATTTATGGATAACAGCAAGTAGATCTTTAATCATTGTTACGCAACATGCCCAATCCCTCTTAATTGAGGGATTTTTTTCGTGTTATAAATATAGTACAAGGAATTTACCCGACACATTATGCCTACAGAACCTACTAACAAAAGTTTACTATCCCCAATTGGATTCAGATTCACAATCCAAAAACTTCCTCACGTAAACTATTTCTGTACTGCTGCATCTATTCCAGATATGGCACTTGGGCGTATTGACAGTGTTACGAATCCCTTCAACAAACTACCTATTCCGTCAACTAAATTAGAATTCAGTGATTTGTCTATCAAGTTTAAGATTGATGAGGATATGAAGAATTACCGTGAGATATTTGATTGGATGAATGCTTTAGGATTCCCTGACAGTTATGACCAAAAGTCTAAATGGGCAGATACATATTCTGATGCTTCATTAATTATTATGACTTCTCAGTATCAACCTAATATTGAAATTAAGTTTATTGACTTGTATCCTTCTAATCTTGCATCAGTTGAATTTGATATTTCTGGTTCTGATATTGAATTCTTATCTGGTGATGTAACATTTAATTATCGTTCTTATCAGATTAACTCTATAACATAGATTAAACCTTTTCAAAGAGGCACACCTCTATTATACTACTAAATCGGTGATAAGTAAAGTTTTAAGGCAATTAATTTTATAGAGTGTAACTTTACTTCTAATACCTTTTAAGGTATAATTATATTATGAACATCGAACAAATCGTTTCTGAATGGAACAAAGACTCAAAAATAGATGACACTGAATTAGGATCTGAAAGTTCTAAGATCCCAATGGTGCACAACAAGTATCTTAAATACTATATGGGTGAACGTGTACAACTTATTAAGTTAAAGGGTAAGCATAAGAAAACTCATAGAACCTTGCTTGAGTATTACCTTGGTGAGTTAGATAGACACGAATTACAAGAGATGGGTCGTGAGCAATTCTTTAAGAAGTTATTGAAGAATGAAGTCGGCACCTATATTGAGTCAGATGATATGTTTATTGAATCGACAATCAAGGTTGCTATGCAAGAGGAAAAGGTATCATACCTAGACTCAATTATTAAAAGTTTAAACAATCGTGGGTTTCAGATTAAGTCAGCATTAGATTGGATGAAGTTTACCTCAGGTGGTTAATGGATATTATTGATATACACAAGAGGGATGAAGTTTATTTGAAACTTGAATGCGACCGTGGTGTTGCTATGGAGTTATCAGAATACTTCACATTCGAAGTTCCAGGTGCTAAGTTTATGCCTGCTGTGCGTAATAAGATTTGGGATGGTAAGATAAGGTTATTCAACGTAAACTCTATGCAAATCTATGTAGGTTTACTAGACCATATTAAGAGGTTTGCTAAGGATAGAGATTATCAAGTAAACATACACGATGGTCTTGAAGATACAATGGATATCCCATTGAATGGACTTGAGAAATACTTAACTGAGAAACGTTTCAAACCTAGAGATTATCAGTTGCGTGCAGTTGCTCATGCTATTAGAAAGAACAGAGCATTAATACTTTCCCCAACTGCATCGGGTAAATCCTTTATCATCTACTCACTACTAAAATACTATTTGAGAAAGGAATGTAAGAAGGTTTTGGTCGTCGTTCCAACCACTTCTTTGGTCTCACAGATGGATTCAGACTTCACTGATTATTCAGATGGTACGTTTTACGAAACTCATAAGATAATGTCGGGTCAGGATAAGGAGCATCCTACTGCAAGGGTTTTTATTTCCACATGGCAGAGCATATACAAACTCCCGAAGAAATACTTTGACCAGTTTGACGCGATCGTAGGAGACGAGGCACACCTCTTCAAAGCAAACAGTTTAACTAAGATTATGGAGAAACTAACTGATTGTAAATATCGGTTTGGTTTTACTGGAACGTTAGATGACACCCAAACAAATAAACTTGTACTTGAAGGTTTGTTTGGTCCAGTAATGAAAGTTGTTACAACTAAAGAATTGATCGATAAGAAAACTTTATCAGAGTTTAGAATCAAATGTCTGGTGTTGAAATATCCTGAGTCTGAACGTAAACGTCAAAAGAAAACTACATATCAAGAGGAGATGGATTTTCTAGTAAGCAATACTCATAGAAATAACTTCATCAAGAACTTGACAATTACCCGAAAAGGGAATACACTATTACTATTCCAGTACGTTGAAAAGCATGGTAAGAAATTGTATGATATGATTAAAGAGGAATGTCACGATGACAGAAAAGTATTCTTTGTACATGGTGGTGTTGATGCAGATGAAAGAGAAGCAATTAGAGCAATCACCGAAACCGAAAAAGACGCAATCATTATTGCTTCGTATGGCACATTCTCTACAGGTATCAACATCAAACGTCTTCATAATATTATTTTTGCTAGTCCTAGTAAAAGTAGGATTCGTAATCTTCAGTCAATTGGACGTGTATTAAGAAAGGGAGATGGTAAAGATACTGCCACCCTTTATGATATATCAGACGACCTAAGTTGGAAGTCATATCATAATCATACATTAAAACATTTTGCTGTTAGGATTAAGATGTATAACCAAGAGGAATTTGATTATTCCCTTTACAATATAAAATTAAACTATGGCGATTAGTATTATTAAACTGAGTAGTGGTGAGACAGTATTAGCAGATGTATTGAGTTATGCTGATGACACCTATGACTTAGAAGTGTTAAACCCATTACAGTTACAAATGACTGAGGATGTTCGTTCTCGTAAGATGCAGATGTTCGTCTCTTCCTGGATCCCGTTATTTGGTGATGAGACAGTCATTGATATTATGTTCAACCACATTATAGCAGTAGCAGAAGCACCAGAAGAAATGGTAAATTATTATTTAGATTCATTAGAAGAAATGAGAATTAAGGAAGATACCCGAGAAGAAGTTCAAGGTAGAGTAATGCAAGAAATTTTAAAGATAGCAAACACAAGTATTCATTAGAGGAAATATTATGGCGAAGAAAAAAAACTATGTAAATAACCCAGACTTCTATGCAGCAATGGTTGCATATCAAGAATCAATTAAACTAGCAGAGGAACAAGGTAAAGATAAACCTAAAGTCCCAAATTATATAGCAGAGTGCATTTCACTGATTGCTAATAGGTTATCATTTAAACCAAACTTTATCAACTACACATTTAGAGAGGATATGATTGGCGATGGTATTGAGAACTGTTTACGGTATATGCACAACTTCAACCCAGATAAAACACAAAACCCATTCGCATACTTCACTCAAATTATTTACTATGCATTCCTAAGACGTATTCAAAAAGAGAAGAAGTATTTGTACACTAAGTTTAAGGCAACTGAGAATGCAAACATCACTGGTGAAACTGCTGATATGCAAGGACACGATACTAACGGTAACTTCGACTCAAGAATTAAATCTAGTGATGGTGCTCAAGAATATCAATCTGAGTTTATTCAGAACTTTGAGAAAGCAAAAATGAAAAAGGTTGTTAAGTGAAGATTGCTTTAATCACAGATACACACTGGGGTGCGAGATCTGATTGCTCGCACTTCCACGATTACTTTGAAGATTTCTACACCAAACAATTTTTCCCTGAATTAGAAAAGAGAAATATTGATACGATTATCCACTTGGGTGATATTGTAGATAGACGTAAGTATATCAATTACGTTACGTTGAGAAAGATGAAGGATATCTTTATTGATGTGTGTGATAAGAAGAATTTAGATCTACACGTTATTGTAGGCAACCACGATGTACCTTTTAAGAACACGAATGAAGTAAACTCTATGAATGAGTTGTTTGGTGGGACTAAGGTTAAGTCTTATTCTAAACCAACCACACTAACCTTTGATGGTCACGATATCCTTATTATGCCTTGGATTAACGCACAGAATTATGATGTAGCAATCGATGCTATGAATAAAACACCTGCTCAAGTTATGTTCGGTCACCTAGAGATCGCAGGTTGTTTAATGAATGTAGGTATGCCTAATCCTCACGGTATGAAAGTATCAGACTTCGATAAGTTTGACTTGGTATGCTCTGGACATTTTCATCACAAGTCTACGACTAAGAACGTTGAGTATCTAGGCTGTCCGTATGAATTGACTTGGGCAGACTTCAACGATGCTAAAGGTTATCATATCTATGACACAGATACGAGGGAAATTGAGTTCGTAAGAAACCCAGTGTCAATGTTCAAGAAAGTATTC